CTGTGAACTGAGTTCTTTTGATGATCCGAGAACCGGAGCTCAGAAATTCATCACCAACACCTTTACCGCTTTTAACGAAGCTTCAGCGGTAGACAGGATTATGGATGATTACGAGCTTGCCCAGGCGAGGGAGGCTTACAGGGTTGTTTTGGAGGATGAGCTCCCGGAACTCGAAAAGACATCCGCCGAACTGAATGCAGCTGCGCATATTGCCAAAGAACGGGCAAAGCAGGCTCAAGACCTGTATCACGCAACTATTACCAAAATCAAGGATCTGGCACATGTCGCCAAGATGGGGGTAACAACCCATCATTTTTCGGCCAGTGAGTGCTGGAAGGTTCCTGTTGGTAAAAAGTACCGGTACTATGCGATATGCGGGGACCTGCTCCGTCTGGTGAAAGTCGAGGATATTCCGGAATATGCGCAGCGGGATATACTCAACAGCATGAACCAAAATGAGTTTGCATACAACAGCCTGAGTTTAAAAACGGTTGCTGTGTAATGGCTCGGCTTGCCCATAAGCCCGGAAGAAAAAGCAATTACGTGCACGCGCTTAATTCTTCCGGTGCTTACTGGCAGGAAGTAAGGCGGACGATCAGGATCCGCGACAACCATCAATGCGTTCTTTGTAAAAAACAGACAGATTTAGAAGTGCACCACCTTACCTATCACTCGGGCGACGGTTCGATCGTAGGGAAAGAGATGCAGCACCTGGACAAGTTGGTACTCTTGTGCTCCAGGTGTCATCAGGAGGTGCATTTTGACAATAAACACTTATTGAATCCAAAAAACTATGCGCATACGAACCATAAAGCCAAGTTTTTGGAGGGATGATAAAATTGTTTCGCTGTCCATAAATGCCAGGCTTTTATTTATAGGGCTCTTAAATGTTGCCGATGATTACGGAATATTTGAAGACAACCTGAAGCTGATAAAAGCCGACCTTTTTCCGCTTGACGACGACATCCGAGTTGAAAGTATTAGTAAATGGATTGATGAGTTAAGGAAGGCCCGTTTGACGATCCCCTTTACATTCGAAACTAAAGGCTATCAATATATCCGCACTTTCCAAGACCATCAAAGGATTAACAGACCTTCGATTCAGGGATGTTTCGACACGAAAAAGCTTACTTCCTTTTTTAACGAAATAGGGATAACGGGAGAGTTATGCTCGTTTGAGGACATTTCAATGAGTATTCACGGAGTACTCACTGCTGGAAATGGAAGAGGAAATGGAAGAGGAAATGGAAATGGAGAGGGAGAGGATTGCGATGAATCATCGCCGCCCCCAGAAATTAAATTTTCAAAAAAAATGATTCAGGAAATCCCGAAAGAAATTATCGATGAACTGAATCAGAAATTACAACGAAAAAACGAAAACGAAAAAAAAACACCCCCCATTGTTGCGGCGCCCCCCCTCAATGAAGTAATCAAATACTTTGAGGAATTAGGGTTCCCAAAAGAAGCTGAAAAGTTTCATGATTATTACCAGGGCAACGGATGGATAATCGGAAGGACAGGAATAAAAGACTGGCGGGCAACAGCAAGATCATGGGTGAGCAGGATAAACAACTATGGAAACACAGCAACTGGAAACAAAAAAGCAGGTGGCGCCCCAGAAAGGTTCACCAGAAGCGATTTCGATTAAGATCGCAGAATTAAGGAGTCGTTGGGACGAAGGGTTGTCGGATTTGAAAAAACGACGGTTCGCCATAAAAGAGTACAGCTTTGATCAGTTCTGTGACCTCATTGTTGCTTACGGCTGCATCTTATTGGTGAACCGTTCCGAAGTAAAGAAGTTCATCCTGCTGCCTGAGGATATTGACGTGCTGAAAAAACTTTACCAGTGGACCACCGCCGACCCGTCTTTTGATGGCAACCTGGCAAGAGGGATCATGCTGATCGGCAGGTTCGGATCCGGAAAATCCCTGATAATGGAGGCGTGGTACTCATTGCTTAAGGATTACTCAACCGAGGAGAACCTAAGTCTTCCGGCATGGTACAAAAGCGTGAAGCTTCACTCGGAACTGATGCAGAAACCTGCAGCTGTAGCAATGGCGAAAAGAACCCTGTTTATCGACGAGTTCGGAAGGGAGTCAATGCAGAGCAAGACATTCGGCAACGACGTGAGTCCGGTTATCGAGCTTCTTATGGAAAGATACGACAACGGGGCTATTACCCACGGAACAGGGAACGTTACATTGGCGACATTATCTGGAGCGGAGATCTACGGCCCCATGCTCGGAGACCGCTTCAAGCAGATGTTCAATTTCATCGAGCACAAAGGAACCTCAAGACGATGAACCGCAAATGCTACATAGCCGGAAAAGTCACCGGCCTGCCATACGACGGGGTGTTCGACAAGTTCCAGAGCGCGGCTTTCGGATTGAAGCTTGCGGGCTACGACACGGTGAACCCCATGGAGATCGTTCCAAAAACAGCCAGCTGGGACAAAGCGATGGACATCTGCATCGATGCTTTATCAAAATGCGACTGCATATACATGCTTCCCGACTGGAAAGACAGCAAGGGTGCAATGTTGGAATTCGAAACGGCTATGAATTTCAATCTTACCATTGTCAGCCGGTTAACTATTTACGAACACGAAAAACTTTACTACGAAATGACAAAAGACGAAAAACTTGACTTTCTGGACCGCGGCGGAATTCTTCTCAGAAGCGACAGGGACCGCAGCGGTTCCCCGATCATTAAGCAACGAACAAGAGAGAAAGACTGGCACACGCGGCTGACATTCAGCCGTGAGGCCAAAAGGGATGAGGTGATTACGCGCCTTGCCCAGGATGAGAACTTTTTTAAAATCGACTAATACCAAAAAAAAACCAAATGAGCGGAATTAATAAAATGATTATTGTTGGCAGGGTGGGCAAGCAGCCGGAAACGATAAAATTCGAAAACGGATCGGTCACGAAAATAACTGTCGCTGTTTCGGAAAAATACAAAAACAAGTCCGGTGAAGCTGTTGAGTCAACGGAATGGTTCAACGTTGTGACCAGGAACAAGCTTGCCGAGATTGTTGATAAATACGTAACAAAAGGAATACTTATCTACATCGAAGGGAAGATAAAAACGCGAAGTTATGAGAAAGACGGGCAGAAGCATTATGTAACCGAGGTTGTTGCCGATACGATGCAGATGTTAAGTAAGGGGGAAACCAAGAGGGATCAGGAGACGACGCCTGGTTATGACAGCTCGGCCCCAATGGCGGGAGCAAAACAAAACCCGGTCTCCGCCGACTACTATGACGCCGCGATTCAGGATGCTCAGATTATTGATGACGACTTACCCTTTTAGAACCTTAAAAAAATGAAAATACTAATAATTGACATTGAAACCACCGGACTGGATCCGGTAACGAGCAAAATCGTCGAGGTTGGAATAGTTAGCCTTGACCTTGCGACCGGTGAGAAATGGACGCTCATGGATGAGGTCACGCATGAAACCGGAATAACCCGGCAGGAGGTGGAGGAATCCTGGATCGTACAAAACGGATACATGACGGTCGAGGAAATAAGACGGTCGGTTAATTTCGACGTATGGAAACCATCGATCCAAGCACTTATCGACCTCCACCCAGACGGAGCAACCGCCTTCAACAGAAAATTCGACTTTGATTTTTTGAAGCACCGTGGGATTGTGTTCAAAAAGGAATTGCCGTGTCCCATGCTCGCAAGTACCGACATCTGCAAGCTGCCCGGAAAATTCGGAAAGTACAAATGGCCAAAAGCGGAAGAGGCCTGGAACTTCTTTTATCCGGGAGCGGACTATAAAGAAAAACATCGAGGAGCTGACGATGCCTGGCATGAGGCCGATGTTGTTCGTGCGCTTTACGTGCAAGGAAACTTTAAAATACAATAAAACCATGACTCCCCGAAAAACAAAACCCAAGACCTGCGGAAACGCGGGTTGCGGGATCCGGATCATCTGCGCCCGGTTTGTAACTGAAAATTGGGATCTGATACTCGAGCCGTTCGAAACGGAGGTTGGAACAAGGTGTAATCACATAATCAGGAAATAACATGAAAATCATACTAATAATCGCCACTGTTATCTGCCTGGTGTTGCCGGTAATCATTCTGGACATTTTTATCCGGATAGCAAAAAACAACCAGGAGAAAACGCCTATGAAAATTAAAATTATCGAACCATGAAAAAAGAATTCAAAACCACGCAGGAAATTATTACAGACCCGATTTTCCTGAGAAAATTAACAGAAGAGGTTTCTAATATTCGCTCCAAGAGATATTCACGAAAGGATCCTCCGCCGGGTTACTATTACAAACGAAACGAACTTGACCGGTTGGTCGAACGCGGTCAATTATCCGCAAAGTTCTTCCTGGATAACATCGTGAAGATCTGGGAAAAGAAGTCCGATCTGAGCAGTGCCTCCAGGAGGATAATTTATAACACTTGCGGGAAAGCGATTTTTGGGGCGATTATGGAGTATGAAGGAACTAAACAGGGTGCCGAATAAATTTATTTGCAAATGAAAATATTTCACCGTAGGTTTGCTGTGCAGATCAAATCCAAATCAAATGGAACATTCTCCACAAACATTTCTGAAACAAAAAAGGGAAGGCGTAAGGGTGCAAGTCCCCCAGTCAGTTCTATGCTCCGCATGGATTTGGTCTGCAGCGACCTTCCCCCAATATTTAATTTTAACCCATTTTTTATGCAGACCAAAAATGACAAACGTAACGCCACAAGCGTTCAGAACTCCACACCTCCAAGTTTAACCGAGGCGGTCCACCTGTTAGGCCGGGCAAAAAACCTAATCCTTGCGTACCACGAATCCAACCCACGGCTGAAAGATTGCAACTGGGACGATGTGTGTAAAATCGAAGATCTGTTGATCCAGTCGGCTTACAGCATCAGGAACCTTGCGGGCGTACATTTTCTTGAAAAACATTTTTTTGGGATTGGAGAGGAGGTAAACTTATGAACACATTAGTTTTAACAAACGGGACAGGGAAGGATATTACCACATCACTGATTATTGCTGAAGTTTTTGGGAAAGAACATAAACATGTTTTGAGAGATATTCAAGAATTAGAATGTCCTGACGATTTTAGACAGTCCAATTTTGGGCTATCCTCTTACATCACTTCACAAGGTAAAGAACTACCGATGTACGAAATCACCAAAGACGGTTTTAGTTTCTTGGCAATGGGATACACCGGAAGCAAAGCTGCAGAATTCAAGGTGAAATTCATCAACGAGTTCAATAAGCGAGAAGCGATGTTGAAAAATGATGATTACATTCTTGTGAGGTCTCAAGAAATTCTTTCGGGTAGAATGAAGATGCTGGAACAGCAACTAAGACAGAAAGACGAAAGGCTGCAGCTGCAGGATCATGTGATAACCCAGTCAGCTCCCAAAGTGGAGTATTACGAAGAAGTTCTTCAAAGCGAAAGCTTGATCGCAACAAATGTGATCGCGAAAGAACTCGGCATGAGCGCGGTAAGTTTAAACAAGCTTTTAAACAAGCTTGGAATTATCTATCGTAGCGGTTCCACTTGGGTGCTTTACCATAAGTACCAGGCTTTGGATTATACCGGAACTAAAACAGCAAGCTTCACAGATAGCCAAGGAAATAAACGCACCGAGGTGCATACCTACTGGACGGAAGCGGGCCGTGAATTTATCCACAATACCGTCAAGGAAAAGGTAAAGACAATTCAGCAACTCACTTATTAAGGTCAAGAGAAACCAAATTTCCCCACCCGGCACC